AAGGAGAGAAGAAAGTAGAACGTCTAGACCTACAACTTCTCGGCAGATGTCAACTTAGTGTTGCTACAGATGAGACCAATGACGTCGATCTCAGTAGGCACAAGGCAGCCACTGCACCCAACCTGATACATAGTCTCGACGCATCTCTCTTACACCTCGCTGTGCGTAGTTTTGATGAACCAATCGCACTAATTCATGACAGTGTGTTAAGCAGATGTTGCGACATGGATAAATTATCTGCTATAATAAGGGAGAAGTACATGATTCTCTTTGCAGAACATGACTATCTCATTGACTTTGCCCGACAGATCGGAGCAGAGACAGCACCGCCTATCATTGGCGACTTACAACCAGAAACGGTTATAGAATCCACTTATTTTTTCTGTTAACTATGATTTACAACCCTTTCTTCTCAAACTCTGACAGTCTATTCAGTAGTTTCTTTGCACCAACAGAGATCTACGTTGTAGCTAAAGAGGATATTGAGAAAGCACAACAAGCTCAATACAAAGAGCAAGTCGAAGCAATCGACAAAAGAATAGAATACCTCCAAAGCAAAAAAGCTGAGGTACAAAAATTAATCACCCCCGCAAAGGAGACCGCAAATGCCTAAAAACGTCCACGTGACTGACGAGATTAAACTAGAAGGCTTCCAAGCCATACTTGAACCCGGTAAGTTCGGTTACTCACTCGCTGCTATTGTTGGCGAAGATGTAATCGACGCACTTGAGACTGAGAGACAAGCTGTCCTTGCATGGGCACAGTCCAAGTTGAAGAACCCAAAGAGAGCTACACTCAAGCCAACACCATGGGAAGAGGTAGCTGAAGGTAAATACAAAATTAAGTTCTCGTGGGGAGAGGACAAGAGACCCGGCGTAGTCGACACCGAGGGAACACCTATCACAGATAAGAAGACACCTCTATATGGCGGATCTACAGTTAAGCTTGGTTTCTTTCAGAAGCCATATATCCTCAGAGATGGAGTCACCTATGGTAGTAGTCTTAAGCTACTTGGCGTACAAGTTGTCGCTGTAGGAGAAGGTGCTGCTGTTGATACAGACAGCATGGATGAAGAAGCAGTAGCCGATATGTTCGGTACTACAGAAGGCTTCAAGACATCAGCCCCTGAACCTGTGACTGTACCTCCAGCTGAAGATGACGATTCAGAAGAGGACTTTTAGGTCTAAGTTAGAGAAGCAAGTCGGTGACCTTCTCGAACAGGTTGGTGTGGTGTATGAGTATGAGACGCATAAAATCTCGTATGTCATACAGCATCACTACAATCCTGACTTTATATTACCCAACGGCATATACCTAGAGACCAAAGGTTTCTGGGATGCCGCCGACAGACGCAAGATACTAGCTGTCGTGCGAGACAATCCAGATATAGACTTGCGTATGGTATTTCAAGCTCCGTTCAACAAGATCAGCAAGAAATCCAAAACAACCTATGCCCAGTGGTGTGAGAAGCACGGCATCAAGTGGGCAGCAGTACACGCAATCCCCATAGATTGGTTAACATGAACACAGAATCAGAGTTTGTGGCACATGAACCATGTCCTAACTGTGGCTCGTCAGATGCTAACTCACGTTACTCTGACGGTCACACGTTCTGTTTCTCGTGCCAGACATACACTCCAGCTGAAGACTGGACACACACCCACACACGAATGACGAATGACAAAGAAACAACAGCCAGATTCCTCGGAGAAGCCGAAGCCCTTAAAAAGCGAGGAATCAGTGAACGAACCAACAACTTCTACAGAATCTACAGATATGGTAACACCTTACGTTTCCCATATTATGGAGCAGATGGGACAGTTGTTGGCTTTAAAATCAAGACTAAATCAAAAGACTTCCATTACGAAGGAGGATCTACAGATACGCTTTTTGGTCAACACCTATTTCCTACAAGTGGCAAGCGAATTGTCATCACTGAGGGAGAGTTAGATGCCGCCTCTTGTTACGAGGTTATGTCAGGTTGGCCGATGGTCAGCTTACCTCATGGTGCGGCGTCAGCCAAAAAGGACTTACAAAAACAAATCCCATTCTTACAGGGATACCAAGAAATCGTCCTGTTCTTCGACAACGACGACGCAGGGCGTCAGGCCACTGAACTTGCCTCGGGAATACTCCCCTCCGGCAGGGTTAAGGTTGCTAGACTTGACAATTACAAAGATGCTTCAGATGCTCTCCAAGCCGGTGACGCTGATGCGATCAGAAGAGCCATCTGGGACGCCAAGCCATACAGACCAGACGGTATTGTAGATGGTAAGAGTTTATATGATGTAGTAACTGCTCCAACAGAGGAAGCAAAGTGGGACTACCCATTCAAGGGTATGAACGACATGCTACATGGCATAAGATATGGCGAACTTATAACTATCACTGCTGGTACAGGTAGTGGTAAGACATCGTTTGTGAGAGAGATAGCATCAGGACTCTGCGAAAGAGGAGAGACTGTTGGTATACTAGAGCTCGAAGCAAACAACAAACGTACAGCACTTGGCTTGATGTCAGCTGCTGTAGGTAAAGCACTCCACATTGGAGAACACAAAGAAGAAGAACTAAAGGAGGCATTTGATGCTACGCTTGCTAATTGGAACGTATATCTTTTTGATGGCTTTGGCAGCTTTGACCCGGATGTTATTTACAACAGGATCGAATACCTTGCCAGTGGACTGGAATGTCGTGTTATATTCCTAGACCACCTAAGCATCTTGCTGTCAGGACTTGACGGCGATGAAAGACGTATGATTGACTCTACTATGACTAGACTAAGAAGTCTGGTAGAACGTACAGGCATTACATTATACTTAGTATCACACTTACGGAGATCAAACAGTGACAGTAATTCGCACGAGGAGGGAGGACGTGTATCCCTCGGACAACTACGAGGCTCTCATTCGATCTCTCAAATCAGCGATACAGTCATCGCTCTGGAGAGAGACCAACAAAGCGAAGATTCTAACAACATTACAACTGTTAGAGTTCTTAAAAACAGATATTCGGGAGAAGTTGGCGTCGCAACACGATTGACCTACGACCTATCCACTACTAACTTTTATGAAGCTAAGACAGACGAGCAGCCAGAGTTTGACCCAGCCGTCGACTTCTAGGCTAATCAAACCTAACCCACCCACTAGGAGACAGATTGACAGAGCACAATTCAAAGACAAAACCTATCACCCTCCTGTTCGATCTAGAAACAACGCCGATAACGGCAAGAAATAAAGAGATTCACTGCCTTGTTACCATGGACTACGAGACAGGAGAGATCACAAGATACAACGACACAGGACAGACAGACCCTATACTCAGAGGAGTTCAGTATCTAGAACTTGCTGACACTATCATAGGACATAACATCATTGGCTTTGACTTGCCAGTGATAAAGCACATCTACCCTTTCTTTGAACCAAAGGGTGTGATTGTAGATACACTTATACTATCAAGGCTATACCACGCTGACATGCTGAATACCGACAGAAACGCACAGCACAAAGGTATGCCTACCAAACTGTATGGTCGCCACTCTTTGGAGTCATATGGCTACAGGTTGGGAGAATACAAGGGGAACTTTGGAGAGACTTCCGACTGGCTAGAATGGTCACAGGAGATGGAGGACTATTGCGAACAAGACGTTATTGTTACAAATAAACTATGCCAACATTTCCACCCTTACCTGACTGGGTTCAACTAGAACACCAAGTCGCACACATATTACAACGACAAGAAGAACATGGATGGTATTTCGACCAACGAGCAGCATACGAACTCGAATCAACTCTCAGAAGAGAGATGGAAGAAGCTACAGAAGTATTACGCAGAAAATACGGGTTCGTTGCTGGAGCAGTGTTTACACCTAAGCGAAATAACAGGACACAAGGGTACGTACAAGGATGCCCATTTACAAAACTTAAACAACTTAACCCCACCTCACGAGACCACATAGCATGGATACTGAAGACACACGAAAACTGGAAACCAACCCAAATGACAGCGACAGGCAAGCCCGTCGTGGACGAGACTGTATTAAAGGATATTGGGTCGGAGACAGCCCAGTTGTTTCTTCGATGTCTCGATATTACCAAGAAATTGGGGATGATCTCGGAAGGCGTGAACGCATGGCAGAAGCTTGTTACGACGTGTAACAGGATACATCACCATTGTTCTGTCGCCACCAACACATTTCGATGTGCACACAGAAAACCAAATTTAGCACAAGTACCAAGTGACGAAAGATTTAGAAAACTATTTACGGCTACACCTACTAAAGTTCTGGTCTCTGCCGATCTTAGTGGTATTGAGCTCAGGATGCTCGCCCACTACCTCGCCAGATACGATCAAGGACGCTACGCTCGAATCCTTACAACAGGAGATATTCACCAAACCAATGCAGAGCGAATTGGAATTACCCGTCGACAAGTTAAGACTGTTACCTACGCCTTCCTTTACGGGGCAGGGAACATCAAATTAGGTAGAAGCTTTGATAAGTTACTATCCGAAGAAGCCGCTGCACAAAAGGGAGCGGATATACGTAAAGCTTATGTTGCTGCCATTCCGGGTC